AACTGTCCCCGGTGGGACGCTTTTCTACAACCACAAGTGCCGATGGCGCGATGGGGTCATTCTACACCCTGTCATTTGGATGCGCCCTGCCGGGTGGATTCTTCGCGAGGAGTTGATCTGGAACAGGGGGGGGTCGATGACGGTAAACGCAAGGATGTTTGCGCCATCCGACGAGCGCATCCTTTGGTTTGATCGCCCCGGAGCAGCACACACATGGAACCAACCGAGCGGGTCTGCACTGCTGTCGGTATGGAGCATAAGTATCGAACAAGGAAGCGGCAAACCGCACCCGGTGTCTTTCCCTGTGACAATGCCAGCCCGGGCAATATCGGCAGTTACCAATCCATGCGACTTGGTCTTGGACCCATTCATGGGCAGCGGCACCACCCTCCGCGCAGCCAAAGACCTCGGACGCCGCGCCATCGGGATCGAGATCGAGGAACGCTACTGCGAGATCGCTGCAAAGCGCATGTCGCAGGAAACACTTTTCGGAATCGGAGGATGACATGGGCGAAGAAGCATTCGACGAGGTGATCATCCCCTGCGAGGACGGCATGGTCCTGCACGTCACGGGCGGCTACGGTCGCGAGGAGGTCTGCCTGGGCATCGGCAGGCCGACCGAGGATGACCGGAAAGCGGGCTGTGCCGGTATGCCTGCGCTGGTTGTCCTGCTCGACAGGGAGGCCCGCACGGAGCTCCGCAAGGCCCTGCGGTCGATGATGCGAGGTGGGCTATGAAATGCGAAGCCTGCGGGAAAGAGGGCACGCTCGACATCCGGGCGACGTTGATCCGTTGTTCCTTCTGCGATGGCGAATGGGGCCGTGTCAACGGCTTCTGGGTCGAGTCGAAGCCGCCCAGGTGCATGGAGTGTGGCGGCGACGGGAAGACCGTCGAGGTCGAGCCGAAGACGTGCCCGTCATGCGCGGGCACAGGGAGGGAGGGGGGAGTCAAGGGGGGAATAGAGCCATCTTCCCCCCTCCCCCCCGGCCGATGTTCCCCCCTCCCCCCGGTCTGTATGCGGAACGGATGCGCTCTGTATGGGGTCTGTATCCGCCGAGCCGTACCGTGGGGTCGGGCACACCGGAGACTGCAACTGCGCGGACGACTTCACTTGCGCGGAGCACGGAGGCGGCCATGTCCTCAGAGATCACAAATGAGGTGTGTACGTGCAGAGGGGCGAATGCCGTCCAAGTACTGCCGCAAGTGCACAGCGAAGCTCAAAGAGGAGACCAAGCCATGCTGACCGACACAGATCTGGACGAGATCGAGGCGCGTGCGGACAAGGCGACGAAGGGGCCGTGGGAACAAAGCGTGGGTGTCTATTACGATCCTGATGGTGACGATGATTGCTGGTTTGGCCGCGGACCGACAATCATACCTATGTCAAGAGCGGAAGCAGACGCTGATGCATCATTCATCGCCGCATCCCGCACCGACGTTCCCGCGCTGGCCAAGGAGGTGCGGAGGCTGCGTAGAGTCGAGGCCGCGGCCCGCACTCTGTGTGATTCGATGGCGGAATTCCCGGACGACCACGCTGTGTGGGGCGAAGCGTTCGACGGTCTATGGAACGCACTGGCCGAGTCGGAGAGGAGCGGGGAGAAGTGAGCGACAGCGCCGCCACATACACGGCACGCGAGCTTGCCGAGCTGCGGCGGTGCAGCATAGACACGATCTACCGCTGGGTCGACGACGGCCTATTGCAGCCCCTGCCCCGTCGACCCGGCGGATCTTTGCGATTCAGCGCCTCCGACGTAGAGTGGTCGACGGAGGCTGCAACAATGGGCGCACGTTTCGACCGCGAGCGCGGGCGATGGTTTGTCGACTTCTGGTATCACCATCCGACTGGGGAACGTGAGCGCGTCCGCCTAGACTCCCCGGTGAACACGCGCAAGGGAGCGATCTCGTACGAACAAAAGGTGCGGCAGGAGATAGCCGCTGGCACGTGGCGCAAGGCTGAGCCGACCACGCTCCGGGCCTTCGTCAAGGACTTCGTCGCATGGGCCAAGGCGAACACCGAGCTCTCTACTTGGGAGCACTACGAATCGATCTGTGACCTGCACCTTGCGCCCCACTTCGGCCGCTCCCAACTCGCCGCCATCGACACCGCGGCGCTCGAATCGTACAAGGCAGCCAAGCTTGCGGCGGGCCTGAGCCGCAAGACGATCAACAACCACCTCGGCGTGCTGAGCAAGATGCTGTCGCTCGCCGTCGAGTGGCACAAGCTGCGCGCCGCGCCGCGGTTCGTGCCCTTCCGCCTGCAGCGGATCCAGGATCAGGACTTCCGATGGCTCACACGCGCCGAGGCTGACAGGCTCGTCGGCGCCGCGTGGGGCTACTGGGGAGCGATGATCACGGTCGCGCTACACACCGGGCTGCGCATGGGCGAGATTCAGGCGCTGCGCTGGGAGGATGTCGACGCCAAGGGGCGCAAGCTCACCGTGCGGCAATCGTGGTACGGGGGCGCGTTCAAGGCGCCGAAGAGTGGCAAGCCCCGCACGATCCCTCTCAACGCCGCGTCCGTAGAGGCCCTCGAGCGACATACGCGCCGCCTGCACTGCGACCTGGTGTTTTGCACGCGCCGCGGGACCGTGATCGACAAGCCCGATCTCGAGCGCGGGCTTGGCCGGGTGTGCGCAGCCGCGAAGGTCGAGCGCATCGGCTGGCACGTGATGCGCCACACATTCGCCTCATGGCTCGTGCAGGCCGGGGTGCCACTCACCGTGGTGCGCGACTTGCTTGGCCACAGCTCGATCCGGATGACAGAGCGATACGCGCACCTTGCGCCGGCGATGCACGCTGACGCGGTAGCGATGCTCGACGCGACAAAAAGTCTGGGCAACAGTAAGGCAATGACCGATGCGTGATCTGGGAAACCATTGCGGCTGTAGGGCGGGAGTGGCGTCCCCAAGGGGATTTGAACCCCTCGTGGGTTGGCCACTTCTAGCAACTATATCGCCCGAGTACAACCAAATTCGCAGCAGTCGCGCCTGCATGCAGATGCTAGCAAATGCGGGAGGTTGCGGGCTCGGATGGTTTTCGTTTGGGCAACATCTGGGCAATGGATTTGCGGCCCCTCCTCTCCCCGCCGCCGGAGGTGGGGCGTGAGTGCTCCATCCCTACGCAAGCTGCTGCCGGCCCGCATACGTCTGGTGCGCCAGGCGAGAGGACTGACACAGGCGGAAACTGGTAGCCGTAGCGGCCTTGGGCAGACTGCCATTTCCCACTTCGAGTCCGGTCGCCGCCTGCCATCTGCCGCGAACCTGGCCCGTCTGGCTCGTTGTCTGAACACCTCTGCAGACTATCTGCTCGGACTCAGGGGTGAGGCATGAACGCGGCGCTGTTCGTCGAACGCGGCGGGGTCTACTACGGCCTGCCCGACGTGGATCCGTGGGGCCTCCCGGACCGCGACGCCCGCCTATACGACGGCCCTAACCCAGTTGTGGCACACTCTCCGTGCGAGAGGTGGGGGCGATACTGGTTCGGCGGCCCGAGCGCCAGGGTGCGGCGCGTGCTCGGTGACGACGGCGGTTGCTTCGCGGCCGCTCTGGCCTCCGTGCGCCGATGGGGTGGCGTGCTCGAGCACCCAGAGGCATCGCACGCCTGGCGCCACCACGGACTGATGACGCCTCCGCGCGGTGGAGGCTGGGTGTCGGCAGGCATGGGTGATCCAGGCTGGACGTGCTGTGTCGAGCAGGGCCACTACGGGCACCGGGCGCGCAAGGCCACGTGGCTGTACGCGGTCGGCTGCGAGTTGCCGATGCTGCGCTGGGGAACGTGCGGACGACGGGCCAGGCTCGACGAGGGCTACCACACTGCAGAGGAGCGCGCCTTTAGCTCGAATCGCTCCCTGTCCCCGGAGATGCGCCGGCGCAAGTCGGAGTGGATGACTGCCGTCGAGGAGTCCACATGAATGAAGCACTTCCGCCGCCTGACGGACAGGGAGGCGCGCGCGACCCCGCCCGCGTTCCGCGACGTGCTCTTGGCGATGGCTCGCAGCGCGCGCCGCACGGAGGCAGCATGATTCCAATCCCAAAGTGCCCGATCCACAAGGTCGAGCTCGATCCGTACGATTACGGCTGCGTCTTGAGGTGCCCAGTCTGCGAGTACACGATCAAGACTGCAGAGTTGATCGAATGCGGTATCGGCGCAGAGAGAAGGAAGTACCTCAACGTGGCATTGAACCCGGACGATGACGTGCAGGTGAAGCCATGACCGGCCGCCAAGCACTGCAGCAGATCGAACGAGATCATGAGCACCTGCGAGTGGCCTGCCCGCTGTGCAAGGCGTGGCCTTGGTCGCAGTGCTTCACGACTGGACGCGGAGTGCCGAGGAAGTGCCTCACGCACCAAGAGAGGATCGACGCAAGCAGAGAGGTGGTGAGAACATGACGTCCTGCGCCCTCTGTGTCGACGCCGAGGCGACAGAGCAGCTCGAGCGCAAGGGCCGCGCTGTGCGCCTGTGCTGGTCGTGCACGATGGCCGCGCTCAAGGTGGAGCTCGACAGCGGCTGCAGGATCGGAGAGCCGCACCCGGGCGGGCCGCTCAAGGGCAGGGAGCTCACGTGGTCGATGGTCGGGCGGGCGCCGCGGGTCGTGTACAGAGGCTTCGAGGAAGTCCCGGCCAGGTCCGCCCGCAAGCCATCGCTCGACGAACTCGACCGCCGGGGATCGAAACTGGACTGGAGCGAGGAGAGCCACAGGAGGCAGACGAGATGAGACCACCAGCCAAGACCTGCCGGACGTGCGTGCACCTCGCTCGCATCAAGGGATTCCCACGGCACGCGACGGTCTGCACCCATGACGGCGCAAGCAAGCCAACCCACGCCAACAGCCGAGGGTGCAGCAAACACGAGGAGCGGCCTAGGCCGAGGAAGGAGACGAACAAGTGACGACTGAACGGACCACATGTCAGACGTGTTATCACTACGTGCGAGAGCGAGAGAGCGACCGTGCTCCGTACGAGTGCGGTATCTGCACGGAGCGCGATCACCGATGCTCCACCACAGCAAGCAGGGCGGGATGCAGAGATTACAGGCCACAGCCCGAGCCGCAGAAGGAGACGAGCAAATGACCAAGCCAAATCCACCCCGCCTCGACCACGCGACGCTGAGGTGGTGCGCGGAGAGTATCGCCAGCGCCATCGGTGGCTATCAAAAGGACATCGAGGGACTGGCGGATGACGACCCGTGGAAGACGGCCTTGTTGCGTGGTGGGCAAGAAGCTCTATCGGGTTTCGCTCGCAGCTTCCGCAACCGCGCCACCCGGGCGGAGAGGAGGGTTCGTGGCTGACAACACCAAGATCGAGTGGACCGATGCGAGTTGGAATCCTGTCGTGGGCTGCAGCCACGTCAGCGCGGGCTGCGCACACTGCTATGCCGAACCCATGGCTGCGCGCTGCGAGCGTATGGGTCTCAAGCAGTACGCCGGACTGACGCGTGCGCGCCGCTGGACCGGGAAGACGCGATTCGTCGACAGCGTGATCGATCAGCCGCTGCGATGGCGCAAGCCTCGGCGCATCTTCGTCTGCAGCATGGGTGATCTGTTCCACCCGAGCGTACCGGACGAGTGGATCGATAAGGTCTTCGGCGTAATGCACGCGTGCGAATATGACGGGAACAGCCACGGAGATGCCTTCCCATGGCACGTGTTCCAGATACTCACGAAGAGACCGGAGCGCATGTGCGAATACCTATCACAGGATAGACGCGAGAGGTGGGCTGATTGGGCTGTGCATTTTGGTGGGGGAGAGGACCCGGACCCGCTGCATGACCAGATCCGATTCCGCAAAGATCTACATCCGCGAATCTGGCTCGGCACCACCGTCGAAGACTCTTCCCAAATCGGACGCGTCGATCACCTGCTGCGCGCGCCGGCCACGGTGCGGTTCCTGTCGCTGGAGCCGCTACTGGGGGCGGTTGACCTGCATCTGAGCGGCAAGACGTGCACATGCACTCTTGGGAGTGGTTGCCGCGGGCTTTCTGGGCTGGGCAATGGATGGTCCTGCGCAATGGCGCAGACGCTGGACTGGGTCATCGTCGGCGGAGAGTCGGGACCGAAGGCGAGATCGTGCGACCTGGAGTGGATCCGCTCGGTGGTCGAGCAGTGTCGAGGGGCGGGTGTCGCTTGCTTCGTCAAACAGATCCAGGCCTATGGCTACGGCCGCCTAACCAAGGATCTATCCGAGTGGCCAGAAGACCTGCGCGTGCGAGAGATGCCGGAGGCTGGCCGTGGCCTGGGTGGAGACCGGTGACCCGCCGTCGCCCCAAGCGTGGCGCCCGTGCTGGGCGTGGTCGCGCCGAAGCCGCGAGGTCTGGCCGGCGATCCAATGCCGCATCTGTGGCTGGGTCACTCACAGACGGGACTGCCCCACTGGCCACGAATGCCTCGGCCGGCCACGGGACTGGAGCGAGGTTCCGGGAGCGCTGCGGCTCGCATCCACCTGTGACGCGCCACGAGTGGGATGTGCTCCAGGAGATCGACCAGCACCTGGACGAGGTGGGCGAGAGGCAGGAGAAGATTCAGGCAGAGCTGGCACAGGAGTCGCTGCGTAAGCTGCTGGAGCTCCGCCAGCAAGGCCACCCCGCCGGCTGCCAGTGCCGACCGTGCGCGGAAGCGCTCCGGGCATGCCTCGCCGCCGGACTGTGGCGTGAGGTGGCGGGTGCTGGGGAGTTGGGCACGGATGGTGCATCGTGACAGGCAAGCTGAGAGGAGGATCTATGTCGCGTGTCGCTTTTTTTGCGGCCATGGTTTTGGTTGTCAGTTGTGACCGTGCCGAGGAGGAGTCCACACGGAAGCCCTTGGACAAGTCAGCTCCGCTCGTGCTCGGCGGAGCCGTGGAAGGCATCACATACCAGCCTGTCTGGGAGGATCGCTTGGAGGATCGCCGGTGGTATCTGATAGACCTCGCCTGCTCCCACAAGTCCGTCGAGATCTGCGTCTTTGCGGACGGGCAGCGCAGCCGGTGCACTCCGGTCGAAGGGGCCACGCCGGCGTTTTGCGCGAAGTGGCGCACGCATCATAGCGGCACAGGCACGACAGGTGCACCGTGACAGGCATGGGCACCACACTGCGAGAGGTCGTCGAGACGGCGGAGCGCCAGGCGATTGATGGCGCGCTGCGTCAGACCAACGGACACGTCACGGATGCGGCTGTTTTACTTGGAGTTTCCAGGCGTACGCTGTGGAATCGCATCCACGCCCTGGGCGTAATCCCGGCTACCTACAGACTCGCACCTAAGCCTACCGCGTAAAGATATTTGCACAACGTGCGAAATCTTTTTCCAAAACTGCGCAGATTGCTGCGCATGTGTGTTTGCTAAGTGGTTGATTTTATTGGACGGCTCCTAGTGTAAAAACTGGCACACGGTCTGCAATAGACCCTGGCATGAACGCAAACACGATGACCGAGAAGCAAGAGCAGGCGAGAATCGAAGCGATATTTGCAATGAGCGAGAGAAGCATCAAGGTGCTGTGGGGATGTGTTGTGGAGCGCGGGCTCGGGTGCAATTGGAGAGTGCACGGCGTGCACACGGCGTTCCAAGGGGTGATGGAGACGATAAAGATGCTGCAGTGGTAGACAGCCGAAACCGCCACGGGCGGTCTGCGCCACCTGGCCCAGGCGCGCTGACGAGGCAGGCCACAGGAGGACACGACAATGGCAAGAAGCTACGTCTTCGCGACCGACATCAGCCGCTGGAGCCAGGACCCGATCACTGACAATGTGCACCTACGGCTATGCGCCGCAGCCACGGCATGGCTCACGGACCACGAAGGTGACGAGCTGCTCATCGCCGTCCGCCCGGTGCGCAATGGCGAGGCCGACGGGGTCTACGAGGTACGACCGGACGGCAGCCTCCAGATCCTAGGGTGCTCTTACGATGTGCCAGGCGAGGTGTCGGAGTTGCTCGACAGGGCGATGGACGCCGCAAACAAGATGGTGTGGGGATAGCAACCCGCCGGCAACGTGCTGTCGGCTCGCGGGGCCCGCTTGAGAGGGTTGGCTACGCGTCTGGTTGCGAGTTGCGGTCCTGGTTGCAGGAATCGAGATTGGTTGCAGACTCACCCCGCCGGCGGCATCGGGACCTTGAGCCCGGATCCAAGCGCGCGCACCGTCGACTCCACCTTCGCGCCGATCAACGCATCCAAAGCCTGACCCTGCAGACCAAGCACCTTGCTCAACTCGGATACGCCCTTGCTCCCCAGGTAGAGCTTCGCCGACGACACAGCCCGGGCCTTTGCTTCTTGCCTCTCAGCCTCGGTGAGCTTCCCGTCTGACGCCCGCGCCTTTGCCACGTCGACGTAGACCTGTGCCGTCTCTGCGACCGCGGTCACGACGGCCTCGGAGAGTCTCGCCAGAGCGCCGGCCGCGTATTCATTGCGCACCTTGCCGCGGATCCACTTCTCGAGTCTAGCCGCCGCCAGGCCTGCGAGAGCCACGGCCACCGGGGCGAGGAGCTTTGCGACATCGATTCCCACCGCTGCCAGTTGATCCTTCACGTCGACCTCCTACGCGGCCCGCAATCGGGACGCTTCAAACACGTGCCAAAACCGCGCGACGCCGGCGAGCACCGCGAGCTGAATCCCTGCCTTGATCGACTCACGCTGGAGCTGCTCGGAGTCGTGCGCATTGCTCAAAAAGCCCTGCTCTAGAAGCACGGCCGTATGCTCGTGGGCGCCAAGCACATTCCTAACGCGACTCCAGCCGAGGTCCGCCGGCGTGGCAATCGCTCCGATCTCATCCGGGTACGCGTCTGCTATTACGTGCGCGACTGCCTCTCCGATTTCGTTGCCAGGCCAGAAAAAAGCTCGCCCACCGTGCGCATACTCCTGGACCACGGAATCGCAGTGCAGCGAGATCAAGAGGTGGTATCCCGCAGCCTGCGCGGAAGCCTCGCGCTGCGCATGGCTCGGACACACGTCGGGCCCGTACCGCAGCAGCACCGGCGTCACTGGCCACTGGGCGAGCTGAATCAGCGTGCGCAACTCGAGCGCCTGTGCCAGCACGTAGTCATCCTCCCACAGCGACTCGTCACGGGTGCGGCATCCTGTGCGTCCCCCGTGCCCGGGGTCGATTGCAACCACGAGGTTCTCGGCCGTCATCTGATCCTCCTCGGCTCCACGCACTCGAGCACCCGGCGCATGTCGCAGGCCATCTCGGCGAGAACCTCGGTGAGTCGAGCCAGCTCGACACCGTACGCCTCGTGCTGTGATCGATTCTCCTCGCGGAGTTCGCGCACCTCGGCAGCGAGAGCAGCCACGTCGCACTGGGCAGTCAGTGCAGACAGCAACGCCCGGCTGTCGTCGAGGCTGGCGGACACGGCGCTCACCGTGGCCCCCTGCGCTGCATGAGCGCTGCGCGGATTTCAGCGAGCTCGGAGCGCATCTCAGCTCGCATCTCCCGTACGTCTGAGCGTACGAGGTCGAATGACTCACGCACCTCGGCGCGCACCTCTGTCTTGATCCGTTCGTGAGCTGCGGCAGCCTCGGCTTTGCTCTCGAACCCGAAGTCGATCCCGAGCACTCGGCACGCCGTCGCGATCCCTACGATTGCCCCGGCAACCATCGTGGCGAACTTGGCCCACCACACCGCCCGCTTCCCCGGGGCCCACTTGCGATCTGCCACCTCTGCGTCGGCCATGGTACATCTCCTACTTCTTCTTCGCCGCCTCTCCGAGGCACGCCTGCATCTCAGGTGACCCCCAGGTGCCGTTGCAGATCCAGCCGTCGACGACCACGCCGTCGACTGTGATCGCCTGCGGTCCTTCGCACGACGGATCCGCTGATCCAGTCAGACGGCCGACGAGCTCGCGGCACTCTCGCGTCGCGTGCTCGAGCGCACCGACCGGCCTGGCCACCACGGCCGGCGGTGGCGAACTGGGCTCCGTGCCGAGTTCGTACCCGGCGCCAAAAGCGCCAGCGATAGCGAGAGCAGAGGCCGCGACGCGTACTGATGTGCTGCCCATGGTGCTCCTCAGTTCTTCGTCCACTGGCCGGCGAAGGTGAAAGTGACACTCACGTCCGTCTCTGTGGCTCCTCGCGTGAAGCTCACAACCGTACCCTCTTCGATGGTGCACGCCCCTGGCGCCAACCCGAGCGCCGCCTCTGCGTCTGGACACATCGCTGTGTCGACACGCTCCCAGATCTGAGAGATCGTCGGGACGGTATTTGCGTAGCTCTTGCTGAGAGTCAGGTTGCGCGCGAAAGATGATGCGTAACCGACAGCAGCACCGAACAGAACAAGCACGAACGGTAGAATTCGTTTCATTGTAGTTGGTCTCCTCAGTCAGCAGGCCCGGCCGCGAGAGCCGCGCACTTCCACGTGTTGGTTGCCGTGCAGACGCACAGTTCGACAGTTGCACCACCTGTATCGATTCGCACCATGTCCTTGTCGCACGTTGCCCCGACATCCTCTTGCGCGAGCTCGATGATGTTCACGTCGTTGTAGTCGACCGTGGTTCCGTCCGCGTTGATGCTGTCTGCAGCGATGGTGCCGACGTTGGTCAAGTTTCCGTCTCCGAGGTCGGCAGCCGTGCAGGCAAACGACGCGGCGCCAACGTCGAACTGGCTTTCGTCCTCCATCCACGTAAGTGTCCCGTCCGAAGTCTCACCGTTGAGCTGCAACGCGTAGTCGACATCCGCGGTCCCGGTGCCGATCACGGCCACGGTGTCGTGCAGGTCCAGCATTGCAGTCGCAGTGCCGGCGTCGTTTGGCGCACTCAGCCGCAAGTATGGGTCTGCACCGTAGATTGCCTGGATCGTCGCGGTGTCGACGGTGCCGGCGTTGTTGGCCTGCAGCTTGAGCGTATCGGAGTTGGTGTTGCTGCCGCTGTGAGTCAGCAGCACGTCGTTGCCGGCGGGATCGAGGAGGATGTCTCCTGACCCTGTGGCGATCACGCCGTTGTTGACGTCGCGGTAAATGCTTAGCCATTGGGTGTTGTCTGTGTCTGGATCTGTGGCGCTGTGCCAGAACACAGTTGTCTGTGCACTTGGTGTGTCGTGATCATGGTCCTTGAGATAGTTGGCAAAAGAAGTGAAGATAATGTTACTATTTCCAAGACCATCGGTCATGGTTGGCGAGATCCTCAACCCGTCATCTGACCCGCCATAGAACGAAGCGTAGTTGGTCACCTGCAACTCAGATCCAATGCGGGCCCCATTGTCAGCCCAAAGTGTACCATTCGCCTCGATAGCACCGCCGACCAGCACGTCATTGGATACCAAGCTGTGACTCGTGGTCCCTGGTGCGCCCAACACGAGCACTGCCGTCGAGTCGTAGATGCGCTGACCGTTGGCGTTCAGCGGCCCGGTAGATAGCGTGGTGGCCGTAGTGCTGAAACTCATCATGGTGTTCGTGCCTGCAACAATTGCCCACGTGTTGGCCGCAGTCCTACGAACTCCAGTATCCGGGTCGTCGATGAACGCCAACCCGGGAGCAGCCGCAGAGCCGTCAGGGAAAAGGTACTGGCCATCTGCCCCGCCAGTGGCCGTACCGAACGCTCCGCCTCCGCCTGCATCAGCAATCACCGGAGTCGAGAACGTGCACACAGTCGACACTGCCGGGGTGAAGTACACCACCGCCGTTGAGCACGTACCGTCAACGCACGAGGCAGTGAGTCCTGCCGGGATCGTCGCGGCGTTCTTGAGATTGAGCGCGCACTCCGCGTTGTCAGCGGCAGCCGCGCACACCCAGCTCGTGCCGGCAGTGAGCACTGTCGATGCGCCGTCGACGGTGAAGGTCAGCGTGTCTCCTGCACTGTTCGCCTTGTCTGTGACGGTCACGAGTCTTCGGCCTATCCCGGGGCAATTGCGCACCGACGCGCCGGCTGTGTTGACCGTGGCCTGGGCGTATGCGTCGGCCGGGTGGATCGAGATCGTCGCAGGTGCGGCGTCGGTCACTGGGGCCGTGCCTTGCACGGTCGTCAGGTCGACCGCCGACCAGCTCGTGCCGTCTGCGCTCACGGTGTCGACGTCGAGGTCGCCGACGTTGGTGAGGTTGCCGTCTGACGCGTCAAGTCCTGTGCATGCGAGAGCTATGCTGCCAGTGTCGATGGTCGTGACACCAGTCGAACTCGAGATCCCGACCGTGTCAGCCACTGTCTCGAGGTCGAGCTTCAAATCCTCGTCGTTGGCCGCGCCGTCTCCTTGGATGATCAGATCCCCGGCCACGTCATTGGTGATCTTGGTGCCGTGCTGCAGGTTCAGATCGGCCGTGAACCCTCCGCCTGCGTCACCGATCCTGATCGCCGCGTCTGCGTTGCGCTGTGTCGCGTGCTCGCCGTAGATCCACAGGCCCCAGAAGTTGTTGACGTTGTTGACACTCGCGGCGCTGAAGTACGGAGCCATCCAGATGCGCTCGCCACAGAACGCCGTCCCAGCCTCCGCTGTGACCTCTGGGCCCCCGGAGTATGAGGCGCGCGCCGACGCTTCCACGCCAACGCTCGTGCGCGCCGTCGCAGTTGGCTCCGTCGCAGTGTCGATGTACGTGCGGCCGTAGACTCCTCTGAATGTACCAGCCTCGTCGGCGCTCTGAGAGCGAGCAACGCCCTCAACTCCCTGAACCGTGAAGGTGCCGTTGGTCGCGACTGTGCGGTTGTATGCTCCGTACACGCTGGTGAGTTCGCCTGCTGGGTCATGCGTGCCAGTCGTCGTGAAACTGAACACGCGACTGCCATCGGCGAGGCCGGACGCGTCGGTGAACGCGGCTGCGACGCGCTCATCGAAGTAAGAGATGCCGTTAACCTCGAGCACTCCAGCGATCCCAACGTCCGGAGCGTGGTCCCATACAGGGCAGGCACCCGAGCACTCGTAGATCTTGGGACCTGTGATTGTCGATCCCGCCTCCGCTGTGAACGCGTTCGCTGCGAAGCTGAAGTCCTTTGCCCCATTCACGTAGACGTCGACCACATCGTCGACAGAGCACTCGAGTCGGGTGTCGCCATCAGCGTCGGTGATCAGATCGTGCCCGTTCAGATCCACATCACCGCGCGCCACTCCAGATCCGCTGATGTAGCCCTTCCCCTGTGCGAGGTCGGTGGCAGGAACGGGAAGCGAGAACGCGAAGCTCGCACCGAGCATGATCGCCAATCCGAGAGACAGCCCAGCCATGATGGTCAGTCGTCGTTCCATTTGTCTACTCCGCCACTGTAAGGCTGGCCGTCACGGTGTCGCCGGCTGCGCCGAGCACGCTGCCAATCGTGCAACGCAGGTACCTGAACCGCATCGGCACCTCGAAGAAAATATTGGCGCTCGCACCGCCAGTCACCCAGCGCCACGTCCTCTGGTAATGGTCGAGCACCCCGGCACCCATGTCGTCGAGCTCGGGGACGATGTACCACTTGGCGTTGTCTGGCGACTCAATGCAGGTCATCGTCACGTGGGTCGCTGCTGCCCACGTGTACTCGACCTGCACGAGCGCCGTCTGCCACCCTCCAATGTTCACGGCGTCGAACGTCTTGGAGACATTGATCGACAGCCCAGTGAACGCCGCCCCGCTGACGGTAAGATTATACGACCCGTACTCCCGCGGGCCAGGGCCGACTGCCAGCGCCTGGATCGGAATGAATGCGACAGCAACAACGAACGTCAATACTCTCGACATGATTCCTCCATGATAGTGGCGATCACTCGACTTTTGTTACAGCAAACCTAGTTCTTGAGCTGCTCGCTGCTCCGTAGATTGTCAGCGTGCCAGCATGATCGCTAAACAGATGCATCGTTATTGTCGAACCGCGCGTAAAGTACCCAGTGAAGTTCACTTCAACAGAAACGTCGGTGTCGTCAGCAGCCACTGCTCCGGATGTCGTTCCGTAGGCTAGATACGAGGCCCCATCCATCAGAACTAGGGTCGCGCTCTCGTTGGTGTCCACGTCGAGAACAAGGGCCGCTGCGTTTGCCGTGTATATTCCAGACTCTGGGCAGGTCCACGTAAACGTTCCCGTGTTGTAGGTTGACCCGTAGTCATAGACCTCCGTGTCGGGTTGGATTTGTCCGTACGACGTGCTAACTCCGGCCTGACTTGAGCTCAGATACGCGAAGAAGCACTTCGGCATCACAAACAGATCCGCGAAGTCCACCCACGCGTTGAACGTGGTAGCTGCCTTGAGAACGCTGAGCTTCGCCATCCTCGCCGTCGACGGCGCGTCGAAGATGCCGGAGTACTGGATCCAACTGCTCGCAGCAGACAGCACAGCCGCGTGGATGTTGCTGTCGGAGATGTACACGCCAGCGGACGTGTACCAACGAATGCGAGCGGTCAGTGTATCTCCGGCGGCGATGCTGTCGGCCATCAGAGTGAACTCGGCGCGGTAGGGGCTTCCGCCTTTCACGCTGACAGCTCGATCCCATGCGATCTCAGTGGCGACTGCCGTGTTCTTGAGCTTTACCGACGCGTCTCCTATCGTACCAGTAGTAGTAGTGTCGAGCTCGGCGTCGGTGTTCCAGGTCCCGGTCACCATCGCCCAGCCATCAGGCACGTACGTGGACATCTCTTCCTCCTCTGACTCAGTCGATGGCCCGCAGGCGAAAATCAGCATTGACGCCAATGCCAGATTCACAAGACTCAAACAGGCTCTGGTTCGGCCCCACGGCGCTCTTTGCGATGTGCATTGACTCGACATACCCTGCAGCCTTTGAGACTTGCGTTGATGTTGCACTGATGTTTCCCTTCGAGTCGACGATTTGAAGCTTCGCATAGTAGGTGACTCCCGGTGTCAGTCCGCCGATCTCGAATCGCGTCTGCCTACCCTGGGCGCGAAGGTTCGTTGGCCCTGGGGTGAACCCGCTTGATGTTGAGACGTAGCACTTTGCTGTAGCCCAATCCTCAACCGGCGGAGACCATGTTCGCGGGTCATCAAATGATACCACGATCCCGCCGAGAAGTGCATCGGCAGACGCTGTTGGCGCGCTGTTCTGATAGGTTGGGTTCTGCGGCGCAATTCCTGGTCTGGTCTCGAGAATGAGCCAACGCTTATTGCCGCCGCTCGGCTTGCCTCTCACCCCCAAGGTCGTCCTGGCAGACTTCCGGTCCACGCTGTGGCGGTACGAGACGACTGCCAAATCCTGGGACGAGTCGTAGTGCACGCCGTTGGCATCGAAGCGGTACAGGTCGCCAACCTCTGCACGGAAGAAGTACGGCATCGTCACCTGTTTCTCGAGCACAGGATCTTTGAGGTCGGCGAGAACTGCATCGGCGAATACGGTAGCCTCCGGTGTCGAGTCGATCTGGCAACTCGACGCCACGGTGATCGCCATGGTGCGGAGACCGTACTTGCTTTGCGATGCGATATCCTCTGAATCCACGGTCACTGGGTCCAGTATGGTGGGGTCGCGGTAGGTCACCAGTACGCGGTTGCGCACGCCAATACGGCTCACGCTCAGTCGGTCGATATTGAAGTAGTCGTCTCCATCGAAGGTGTAGTCAGGCACCACCTTTGCACGGTCTGGTTCCTCGAACACGAGTTCGAATGAAGACGTGTTCGCGTGCCACCGGTACTTGACCACCCAGCCGATTTGCGCAGCCAGCGTGCGCAGCGCCTCTAGTACGTGTGTCTTCTGTTGGACGTACTGATTGATCACCCACCCCGGGGTGTCGGCAGGGTTGAATGGCGTGATCGCTGTGCCGTTTGCAGAGTAAAGGTCGACAATTCCGGCGCCAAAGTAGTCGTCGAGGATCTCCTGCATGACATCCTCGACGTCGTCACTTGTAGCAGGGTCGTGTGGATGCTTGATCTGCGTCTCAATGAAGGCGTCGGCGAGATCTGCCCCGAGGCATCGGCATCGGAGCTCGATGGGGTCCTTGTCCCACGCGACCTCGTCGATGCTCCCTCGAAACACCTCAACCCAGTCAGCCGCGGACGGCGGTGTGTCGATGGGCATCGTCGCCGTCTCAATTACCACGTCGTGGCCGGCGTCGAGGATGGTTCCTGCTGCGTTCAACTTGGAGCCATCCATCAGAGTCGCCAGGCTCATCTGCCCAACAGCTCGGCGCAGCAGGATGGTTGCGTCGATGACCGGGGCATCTACGTCTGTGCCCCAGTCGGCGCGAATCACCCAGTCGCGACCCTCGAGCGTGGTGAAGTCTACCCAATCCCCGCCCCCACGGTCGACCTTGACCCGCAGGTGCGTGGACCGCTCGGCCTTGTCGAGCACCACAAGCTGGTCTGCGGTCGCACTGCGCATCGGCTCACACCTGCTCGAGCTCGAAATCCAAAACGCGGCCAGCAGCAGTCCACACGCCGTTGTCCATGAAGCCCGCATAGGCCCCGCCCTTCACAACACCTTCCACCGTCTCGCTTGGCTGCAACGTGAACGCCCCCTCGGCATCCAGCCGCGGGAGGCCTGCAAACTCACTCGTGCGCGCATACCAGGCTGCGATCTGGGCGGCGGTCGCACCGTAGGGAAGCACTTGCAGGCAGTCGATCCAGCCACCGAAGTGGTCGGCCACTCCACGCTGTCCGACTTCGACAAGGTCGGCGAGTGAGGTGTGCATGAGCACCGGCGGGCTAGCGCCGTTGTCGTAGACACCGTTGATGTAAAGCTCGAGGCCGTGCTCTCCGGTCTTTGGTACGCGTCTACCGATGACAGTGAGCATGGTCATCGCCATCCACCCAGGGATGGCAACACTCGACAACGGCGTGTTCACCGTGTCGTGGTAGTGACTGACGTACGCGTTCCCAGCTGTGTGTATGCTGAGTGTCACGATTGATGTCGACCACGCCGCAGCCGAGCCAAACGTCACAATCCTCTGCAGCCCACCCGTGATCGGTGCTCTCACCCAGCAGTTGATCGTAAAGTCGCTGTCGTCCTGCGCAGGCCACGCGTAGTCGAGGTGCTCGGATGACGCGCGTGTCCCGTCTACCCACGCAGTCATGCGATCCTTTTCAAGTTGGAAACCATCGCAGGCGAAGTACATCCCGCTGTCGACGGTACCCTCGAGCACGTAGATCCCGATGGTTGTGGTGTCGACGCCGCCAATCAATATGTCCGCCGCGCACCGGTACCACGTATTTGCGTCTGTCAGTGTGTACGTGCGCGCAGTGCCAAGCGCCGAGGTGTCCTCGTCTTTGAGTTGGATAGTGACCGAGAGCCCTGCCGTGACGCACTTCACATAGACAGAGCCGAAGAACCGATGACCGGCGTTGCCGGCTGCCGGGTAGCCAAGTGTCTTCAGTCCGCCGAAGACGCTGTTGACTGCCGCACTTGTCGTGCACGTAACCGACTTTGTGCCATGCCACTTGTGCGTGGTCGACCCTGCGATTGCGGCGCCGTCTACTGCCCAATACCCTGTGGGGGCGTTTTCGGCGTCTCTCGAATCGGCGTCTAGGATGTTCTCGCTCGCGGCGCTCACAGTCACAGAGCCGGTGAACTTCCCGTCGATAACAGGGCTAGCGTCTGCGGCAGTGCACGAAAGCAGAGTAGCTGTCGCCGCGCCAGTCGATGCTGGAAGGCCTTTGCTTGAGTACAGGTCGGTATCGAACGGCCAGTATTGCCCCTCGCCGCGGATGACGCGCCGGATCCGGTCGGCATCCACGGCGTTGACTGGGGCAGTTCTGAACTTCCACGTCTCCTTCGTCGCCCGCCTGTCGGTGAGCAGCGCTCCGCTGAACGCACGCTCCCGGCTGCCGATGTCATCTGGAGCGCCATCGCCGCCTTTGGCGACCGGGATTGTCAGACCGTGGAGCGTCAGGAACGACACGCGTCAACCTCCAACGTAGGATGGTGCAGTGGGCAGCGGAGTGCCAGCATTCACGACCTGCGACCATCTGGCCTCGGCTTCGATCTGTCTCCGCATCTCGTCTGGATCGCTCGCTTGCACGGTGCCGATGTTCGCGACATAGGTCAGCGATGACTGTCGCGACGATGCCGCCCCGAGCACACCGGCAGTAGCCAGCGGTGCCGGCTCGCCGATGATCGACTGGAACTTCCGCAGCGCGATCTTGTAGCCATCGGGAACGTTCGAGAGCTGCTCGCTAACGTCGAGCAGCTTGTCGCCGAAGTCGTCGAGAGCATCACCTGCACCACTGGCAGGGTCTTCTATTTCCTTTCCTGCCTCCATGGCTCCAGATACGGTAAGGTCATGGAGATCGCCGATCATGCGGTCGATGCCGTTCAGGTTGAACTTGGCACGATCGAACAACCTTTTGATGTCGTCACCTGCTCCAGGGATCCAGTCGAGAGTGGCCGAAAGAACACTCATCAACCCATTCCATGCAGACCCGAGACCACGGATGATGTTTAGTATGATGATCGCGAGCCACTTGATGAGTGAGAACAGATTCCTGAATACCACTCCGAGCGCCTCAAAAACAGGCACGAGCATCTTGCCGACGTGCACGAGAAGAGTGTTGAGCATCACCGCGAGTGGCTTGATTGCCTTTGCAAGTGCAGCGAAGGCTTCGCCTAGGCTTGCAAGCATTCGACCCGCATCGCGCTGCGCTTCCTGGAATGCTGGAGCCTTCGAAATGAACTGCTGAGCCACGGCACCAATCGCACCGAAGATGCCGCCCTGCCTGAACCCTTGAATTGCGTTCGAGATGACACCACCAGCCTCGCCCATGTTGCTGAGCATCATCTGAGCAAGGTTTCCTGCCGACTCACCGATGGCTCCAGCGATCCTTTGTGCTGGACCCCTGAAAGCCTCGCGCGCATCCTCAATCGACTTCTGCTCGCCTGTCTGCAGCGCAGACTTCATTTCGGTCGAACCAGTCCGTGACCCCGCGTCGAGCATCGAGCTCACTTGCCCGAACTCGGCGCCTGGTGTGCGCTTGATGTTCAGCATCGCCTTGCCGAGCTCACCGATTCCAGCCTTGAATTCTGCAAACGACGGAGTTGTGTCGTTCACATCATCGGACAGGTCGCCAAGCGCTTTCTTGAACTTCTCTTCTGCTGTGCCCAATTCTGCAAAGTCGAAGCCGTTGACCTGTGTCTCGAGATCCTCGAGCCCATGGCTGAATCCATCCATCGCCCCCTGTGATGAAAAGTCCAGAGTGTCTCCGAGCTTGCCCATGCCGCTGGTGGTGCGGCTCACTGCCGCATCGACGCTGGCAAGATCCTTGTCGAGTTGCTCGGCGTTCGGGGTTAGCCCGTCGAGCTTTGACGAAAGGGCTCCCATGGCCACGGAGATCGGAGCCATCATCGTCTCGAAGCCGAGCGCCATGGTGCGCGCAGCACCCTTCATCATGCCCTCGGCGAATCCTGTCTCCGGCCCGATGCCAGCCTTCTGTGCCTCTGCCGCGCGCTCCTCGTCGCTCATCATCGCGATGCGGGCGAACCCCGTGGCAGCCGCAATCGCACCTGCTGCGGCTGCACCCATTGCGATGAGCTTGAACATCGCAGCGTGCAGGCCCCACACAGACTTCGTTGCTGTCGAGATCATCAGCCCGAACGTCTTGAACCCGGCCTGCAGGGTGCTCGATCCAATGGCCATGGCCACGCCGAGCAGAGCTGTGGATAGGCCGGCGACCGCCGTGGCACCGAGCGCCCCGTACCCGATGATCGACTTGAGCGTGCCAGGCATCGACTGCAGTGCCGCGATGGCCACGTTGGCTGCCGTCTTGATGGCGTTGAAGAATGATCCAAGCGGCGAGTCGACAAGCTTTCCGATTTCCTCCATGACGTCGCCGAGCGCGTTCGACATCTGCTTGAACGCTCCGACGGCTGTTGTCGCCATGGCTCTAGCGGCCGGGCCTGTGTTCTTGTCGAGGATGCCGAGCATCATGGCTAGGCGCTGAGTCTGGTTGCCCGCGTTGTAGGCCTCCTTCTCCGCGTCGCTCAGCGTGATGCCGTATCTCGACAATGCACCCGCGCTTCCGGTGAGCGCCTTCCCGACCTGCACCGCCGCACTCGTCAGGTCCATCTCGTACATGCTCGCCAGGTTCTGCACGCGCGGCAGCAAGGCGAGGATCTGGTTCTCGGTGAGCTGGAACGTCGCCAGCATCGCCGCTGCTTCGACAGTGGTGTCGTCCCCGTAGGTGGTCACCTGCTGCAGCGCCACGGCGTACTGCTTGATGCGCTCCACATCGATTGCCTGTCCGGATCCGCGGATGGCCGCCTCGAGCTTGCGCTCTGCAGCCTCCGCCTCGCCCGCAGCCTCCACTGCCTTCCAGATCCCCACTGACAGCCCCGCGAACGCGGCTGTGCTGATCGCCGCCATCCCCTGGATCCCCTTCTCGAACCGGTCCAGGGTCTTCTCGGCCTCCTTCATCTTCGCCACGAAATCAGCCGTCGCAGCCGTCAGCTTGACCTTGAGCTCGCCCAAGTCCATGGCCTACAGCCCTTCCTTTGCAGCCCGCCGATCTTCGATTGCCTCCTGGTACTCTTCAACGCTGGAGAAATCGTCGAGACTGAGTTCGTCCGAATCAGGCCCGAGCAACTCATCGACTGTGATACGCCGCGTCGAGTGGCAGCTGAGCAGCGGCGCCAACATGGAAGCCATCATCCGCCGCCGTTCCTCTGTCCGCGCCTTGACCACCTCAATCACCTCATACGGAGTCGACTGCCAGAACTCCGCTGGCGACATCCCTACAGCGAAGGCTCTGGAACGGAGCTGCCCGAGGTATTCGAGTTCGCTTCGCGTGTCGTCACGACACCCAAAGGGTCGACCTCGTCCGCCTCCTGTGGCTTCTCTTGATCACTTGGGTCGACACCGTAGGCGAGCAGAATCCCGTGCAAGCAGGCGTCGACGTATCCGGTCATCTCTGCCGGCTTCATTGCCCGCCCCACAGCATCAACGCTTGCTGGACTCGCACCACCCTCGCGGAGCCCGGCGTACAGGCACGCACGGACGACAAGATGCAGCGATCCGTCAATCGGGCTCTCCACCGCCTCCTTGAGCGCCTTGTACGCCGAGATCTTCCCGCCGAGCTCATGGCAGATGACGGCGAGCGTGTTCGTGTTGAACCTCAGCAGCCGTGTCTTGCCGCTGAGCTTGACTTCGATTTCACCTCGTCCGTTGTTCGTCACGACTCACCTCACGGCTGGGTGGCGTAGGTCACTGCCCCGGTCGACCGGACCGAGCAGCTGAACTCCTCGACGTCTCCGGTTGCGGTGTTGACCTTGTAGTTGGAGATGTTGGACAGGAAGACGACCTGCTTTTCCACGCCCGACGAGACCTGCGGACGGAAGCGCAGGTAGACCTGCGTCTTGGCGAACGCCGCCGCCATCAAGATGACCTGTCCGGCGTTCGCTGAGTCGTACTTCCCACTGACCTCGAGCGACACCTGGCTGTCGGCCGCCTTCTCTTCCTTCCAGCCGGCGCTGTCGTTTGTGGTCGCGTCGGCGAGGTCGTGTGATGTGTCGAGCCCGATGGTTTTCACTTCGCCGATATCGGTGTACGTCACGCCGTCAGTCGAGATGGCAGCGCGCGCAAGCCGTCCGATGATCTTTCCCATGCTGTCTTCTCCGGTTCATGCGCCCCGCGGGGCGCGTTGTTTCCTCGGCTGTGCTGCTACGCCCCGGGGCTCCGCTGGAATCGCACGGCAGCCACGGTCAGCTTTGCGTGCACGTCTCCGTAGGTGACAGGCACGCGGCCGTTCGCGTCGTTGAATGCCGACGGCTCGAACGGGCCGTAGATGGCGAATCCGTCGTTGGTGGCATTGTTCGCGTCGACCGTCACTGCCTTCGCCGGCGCCGTCCCGAACGTGCGCGCACCCGCGATTCCTGTGGCCGTCACCACGTGGGTCGCCGCGTCGCCGTTCCACACAAGCAGGAACGTGTTTCCGTCGTTCGGGAACGAATCGCCTCCGGCTGCTGCAACCGTCTTCGTGGGCTCGAGACCGGCTCCGTACGCCGGGATGTCTTGGACCGTCAGAACTGCCATGGACCTTCTCCTCTGCGCCGCGCGGGCGCTCTGCGCCTCACTGGCGCGTCATTGATCGTGCCAAAGCTCAAGGTTGATCGACCACTCGTGGTGGCCAGATTCGTCGACTCCGATGTAAACGGGCTCCGTCTGCATTGCCCTCACGTCGTGGTATCCAGATATTGTTGCGTGGTGCAGCGCGTCTCTTGTAGCGCGCGCCTTCGTGAGTCCGTCTACATAGACGGATGAAGTCGTCCCTGCGTTTGACCGAGTGCGCACCTGCACCGCCGAGTAGCGCAACTCCGGCGTCGATCCCGAGAACGCTTCTGGAGCTGGCCCGGCGCTCGCCAGGACGAAGCACGCAGCGTGTGGGATCTCAGTGCTCGGCGGGCGCACTGGTCCTCTGAACAGGTTGCGGCCGGCCCCGGTCGTCCATCCGCTCACGCCGTTGAGCTTGGTGACCACGTCGCTGTCTGGTGACGTCGCCATGAATCAGCCAGCCTTCTTTGAGTGAGTAGGTGCCGTCTTCGGAATCGTGCTCACACCGATACCGCGCTCGAAGTTCTCGTGGGCGCGAGCAGCCACGCGCTCGACGTATCCACTGCGGGCGGAGTTGATCGGGTCCTCGAGGAACTTCGCCTTGCCGCTCGTGTGTTTGAGCTCTGGCCGCTCATGCACGTAGACGCCGTAGTTGGTGCCGTAGCCGAGCGTGCACACGGGGTCGTCCTTGTCCCCCGTCGGCGGCGAGACGTAGTGGGTCGAACGCAGGCGCCCGGTGTCCACCGGGACCTGCTTGACGGACTCGGCCATGATGGCTAGGCCCTCTTGGTAGAGCGCTGCTGCAACGGCCCCACGCGACCTCCTGCCGGCCAGGTCGAGGTTCTGGAGGATCTTCTGCACACCTTCAATGGCGACGCTCATAGGTCACCAGCAGAACCTGATGGTTCATTGAACTGCGGCGTTCGCTCAAATCTGACCAGCTCTCCGAGCACCAATGGCTTTCCGCACCTAGGACACTCATGACCGATGCGAAGACCCTCATTGCATCCATGGCACCCATCGACACAGACGACGTCGTAGACAGCGCAGATTGGACCCCAGCCATTCTCATCGACACCTGCGATGCCGTTGATGAGGCCAAGCACGCTGACGTCGTAGCTGGCGCCTACGCAGCCGACCTGCACGGTGGGGTCAGTTGCCAGAGCATCGTTGCACGGAACACGATGCGCGAAGAGAGCACGAACTGCTGCTGCATCCTTCTCGAGAGATCGGTTGAGCACTTCAACGATATGCTCGATAGTGATTGCGACGCTCATAGATAGACCTCATAGAGCGTGCTTGCCCCATCCAAGGTGGCAGCTTTCTTCACCAGGATCGGCCTGCGCGCGGCGTTCGCGTCACCCGTGCTATCGCCAGGGAGCCAAACCACATCGCTGTTCTTGACCTCCGAGTACGTCGCGAATGCGTGCTCGGCATTGGTGCGCTCACCATCCGGGCCAGTGATCAACTGCGTCCCGTGCTCCACGCGAGCCTTGATCGTCGACGTCGAACCGAACACAGGGTCTCCACCTTCACCGACGCTTGTGCGGTGTGCGATGGTGACCGTGTCAATCATGAGTCGCGAGAGGTCCATCAGACGATCCGCCTGTAGCTGTCGACAATCGCCGCCGAGAGCGCCGGCCATGCCGACTGGGCGCCAAGCGCGTACGACACCGAGCCGGACAGAAGGCTCTCGGACACCACCGAGGGGTCTCGCCCAAGCCCTCGGTACAGCTGAGTCACCAGCAGGCGGCACGCCAGCTCGAGGTCATCCGGCAGCGTGCGCGTCCCAACGTCGTTCGGCAGGACCCATCCCCCGTAGTAGGTGACCGAGTACAGCTTGCGCTCTGTACCAGGCAGCCCGTCACACGTGATGTTTCCTGCACCTCCTGCTGTCCACTCCCAGTTGCCGTAGATCGAACGGATGAGTCCGGCCTTGCCGTCGCCATCAACCTCGTAGTCGGCAGTGTCGACGGTGTCCCCGTCGTATGTGATGGCCACGGCCTTGCTCTTGTCGATTGGGTACCGCGCCACGCTGAGCAGCTCCGTGCCGTGCCCGGCGATCTTCTCGGCGGTCACCTGCTCGTAGTGGAATTGGCGTCCGGCGCGCGACTCGATGAGAGTCGAGGCCGCGTTGACAAGTCCCTCAAGGATAGTGTCGTAGGTGGACACGCTGATCCCGAGGTCACTCTTGACGGTCGCGACAGTCGTGAGCGCATTGGTAGCAATCGTCATCTGCGGCCAGCCCTCCGGCGGCTATCGACGATGATTCTTTCCCCTGTTGAAGTTCACGACCCCGGGCGAATCTTCCTTGACCTCGACTGCGCCATCAGGAGCAACAGGACTCTCTTCCTCTGACGTGGGCTTCCAATTGGCGGGCTCTGCGTGGACACCCGTTGCGGCCTCTGCTTTGGTCACAGCCACGCGGTCGACGAACTGCCTGGCGTACTTGCCGAGAACGCGGTCGGCATCGGACCGGGACAACCCTGAGACCTCGCCGGCGTTGTGCCCGCAGTAGAAACAGGTCCACTCCACTTTGACCTCTTCGTCCATGAAGCACCTCGATAACCATCCAGGGCAGCAACGATGCTGTCCTGGATGGTCTCGTCATCCTTGCCTACGCCGCTTCGACGATTGCCGAGTATCCAGCGTTGACGTGCAGCGCGTTCGGGTTGCTCGGGGCCCCGCCGAGGATGATGCAGCCGCTCATATACTGGAGCGAGATCGTCTGCGCCCCGGCCTTGGTCACCTTCCCAGTGATGCGGATGTACCGCTTCGCCGAAGACAGATCGACCGGCAGACAGAGCGTGCCATAGTTGGCCCCGTTGGCTGCCCAGGTGAAGACCCTGCTGTAGGTCTTCAGCGTCGCGACAGTGCCCCAGCCTACCGCATCGTCGTGCTCGACCCTGAGTTCTACGGTCTGGGTGTCGCCTGCTCCGCCGCCGGCCGCCGTGTACTTGATCTGCAGAACGGCCAGCGCGCTCTTGTGCGGATACGACAGGCGGTCCACCTGGATACCGTCCAGGTCCGTCGCGTCCACGGGAATTTGAGGATAGATGTACCCAACCACTCCGAGCAACTGGCTGGCAATGTCCTTCTCGTGCATGCTCTTTCTCCTAGTGAGCAGGGCGACTTGCGCCCCGCGTTCTTTTGTTCTGTCGATTCCTGGCTATGGGCCCGTTCAATCAGTCTGGCCTACGCCTACTTGCCCCACTCGCAGTTCTGCAGGACCGCGATCTCCTGACCGCCGTGACGAGCCTGGAGGTCGGTGTCCAGCATGACGCGCATCACGGTCTCATTCTGCGAGATTCCGGAGTACACGGTGCCTCCGACGCTGTAGGCTCCGCCGTCGAACGTGTCGACCTTCATCGGGCCATCTTCGCCGAACAGGATCCGAGAGAAGTCTGCGAACGTGACCTCGGTCTGCCCGGTCCCAGTGAGGCCAGTCACGGGGATGAGCGAAGTGAATCGGAACGGGAAGCCAAACAGCATGCCCTTGTCCATCTCGTCTCGGAACTCTCGCAGGCCGAG